TATGTGCTTAACGTAAGCGGCTCTGGAGTCTTACAGTTTGGCTTTTTTATTGGCTCTAGCACTAGTAGCACAAATTCAAATGTAAAAATTACAATTGATGGCACCATAGTACTTAATGAAACTAAGTCTGCGAACATATACACGGAGGGGATGATTCAAGTTGGTAGCCTTTATTTTTACAATGGTAATTATTCGTATATTACTTCGGACGTTGTCCCGTACAACGAGTCGTTAGTGATTAATGTTACTTGTAATAATGCTGCCTATTACTACTACCGTTATTATAAAAGTTAACCGCATAAATTAAATGTTTAGGAGGGAAGAATGACCGAATTAGAAGCAAGGGAATGGCGCGATTCCCAATTGGTGAGCAGTGACTACATTGTGTCTCTAATAGACCATCCGAAATACGGCGAGTACCTAACTTACAGAGCGGCACTCAGGACGTGGCCTTCAACGGCTGATTTCCCAGACACCAAGCCGACTTTGTAGCATGAATGGTTTTAGCCTTCCTATTAATAGTAAGCGTGGGGCAAGCCAACTTTGGTGAAGAACAGCCGATGGTTTTCAGGGACGCATACCGCTGCTGGACATACGCTAGGATATTTCAGTACGGACTGCGGTCACCTAAAGACATATTACGGTATGGTAGCCCAGTAGAAGCATATTGCGTACCCAGTTGGGTGCCTGAAGACAGCGAGTTTCAAGATTAAGGAAGTTAGTAATGTCCGAAGAAGTAGCCCTAAAAGCCTTGAGTAAGATAGACATCCACGAAGCAGAATGCTCTTTACGGTACACAGCCATTGAAAGGCGGTTAGAGGCAGGTAGCAAGAGGTTTGATAAACTTGATAACATGATTTGGGGTCTATACACCCTCATCATATCTTCGATGGCTGGAGCCATACTTACTTTTATTAACCAGTGAGGTTTGATATGCAAAAGTATTTAACAAGGATTGGAGAGGCTATCTGGCACAAAATTCAGATTGTTAATCGAGCAGTTCTAGGAGCAGTAGCTCTGGGGATAGCGTTGTTGGTAGTCGGGCTGGCGTTGGTTATTATCCTGTGATCGAGTCACTTATTGGCCCTGTGGCTGGTTTGTTAGATAAATTTATCGAAGACAAAGACCAGAAGAATGCTTTGGCGCACCAAATAGCCACTATGTCAGAGCGTCACGCGCAGGAGTTGGCAAAAGGTCAGTTAGAAGTTAACAAGGCCGAAGCTGCATCAAATTCTTTGTTTGTAGCAGGATGGCGACCGGCTGTCGGCTGGGTGTGCGTACTAGGCATGGCTTCTAACTTTGTGCTAATCCCGATGGTCAACTTCATCTTGGCTCTTGCTGAATCTACGATAACTGTCCCGTTAATAGACACTTCTACCATGATGCCTGTGTTACTTGGTATGCTGGGGTTAGGTGCTATGCGTAGCGCAGAAAAGATAAAGAAAGTTAGCCGCGAGAAATAAAGCGATGCCATTACAGAAAATAACGTTTAAACCGGGTGTTAACAGGGAAACTACCTCGTATACAAATGAGGGTGGGTGGTTTGACTGTGACAAGGTTCGTTTTCGTTTTGGCAGCCCTGAAAAGATAGGCGGGTGGGAAAAAGTATCAGGGCAAAGCTTTTTAGGCACTGCACGGGCTTTAAGACCTTTTGTTGCCCTAGACGGCAGCAGCTTTATGGGGATAGGCACTAACCTTAAATACTATATTTCGGAAGGCGGATCGTATAACGACGTCACTCCCATAAGGTCTACTACGTCAGCAGGTGAAGTTACGTTTTCCGCGGCCAACGGGTCTTCGACCATTACCGTCACCGACGCTAACCATGGCTGTAACGCCAATGATTTTGTAACTTTTTCAGGGGCGGCGTCTTTAGGAGGAGTTATAACGGCGGCTGTTTTAAACCAAGAATATCAAATTGTTTCTGTCGCTAACACCAGTACTTACACTGTTATTGCTAGAACCGTTCAAACTCTGAAAGAAATAACAATTGACGGTCAGTACACACCTACGCCTGTTGTAGCTAATGGATCAGACACTTCAAACGGGGGCTCCTCGGTAGTTGGGATTTATCAGATTCAGACGGGTCTAGATAACTCAATAGGTGGAACAGGATGGGGCTCCGGGCGATGGGCTAGAGGGTCGTGGGGGTCAGGGCAGGCTATAAGTAGCGCCGATGATATCCTAAGAATCTGGAGCCATGACAGCTTTGGCGAAGATTTGTTAATAAACGTTAGGAACGGCGGCATATTTCTGTGGGACAGATCTGCTTCTAGCTCTTTTTCCTTTTTACGTGCTGTAGCACTTTCCTCTCTAGCCGGGGCCGACGCGACTACGCCGACAATTGCCAAAAAAGTAATGGTTTCGGATCGAGATCGACACGTTATAGTGTTTGGTTGCGATTCTCAGACTAATATTGGGGTACAAGACCCGCTTTTGATTAGATTTTCAGACCAAGAGAACCCTTTGGTTTGGGAGTCTCAGCCCACAAATACCGCAGGTGACCTACGAATAGGTACGGGATCTGAGATTATAACGGCCATTGAGACTAGGCAACAGATTCTGGTTTTCACTAATCAGTCCTTACACGCGATGCAGTACTTGGGACCACCCTTTACCTTTGGCATAAGCTTGCTGTCTGAAAACATTACTATTGCTAGTCCTTTGTCGGCTATTGCCGTTGATGACATGGTCTATTGGATGGGTGATGAAGACTTTTACGTGTACTCAGGGCAAGTCCAAAAGCTTCCTTGTACGGTAAAAAGCTATGTTTTTAATGATATAAACAAGGACCAGTTTGAGAAAGTAACTTGTGGCGTAAACTCCAGTTATTCAGAGGTATGGTGGTTTTACCCTTCTGCGGGCTCAGATTCTATCGATAAGTACGTTGTTTACAATTACCAAGAGCAGTCTTGGTACTACGGCACGTTAAGCAGGTCCGTTTGGCTAGATCGAGGTATCTCCCTGTACCCTGTTGCCGCCTCTTTAGACGGTTATCTTTATTACCACGATATTGGATCAGACGACGGGAGCGTAAATCCTCCTGTAGCCGTAGATTCTTACATTCAAAGCAGTCAGATGTCGATAGGTGCGGGAGATCAGTTTGTGTTTGTTTCGCGATTGATCCCGGATGTTACTTTTGAAGGATCGAACAACCCCGCTCCTTCCGTGTCTATGACTTTGGAAACAAGACAGTTCCCGGGGGCCGCGTACACTAGCTCTAAAAGTAGCGAAGTAGCTAGATCAGCCACTGTCCCGGTAGAGCAGTTTACGGAACAAGCTTTTGTACGTTTACGGGGACGCTCCTTTGCTTTTAAAGTAAGCTCCTCCGATACAGGGGTAGAGTGGCGGTTAGGAACACCTAGAGTTGACATTAGATCGGATGGCAGAAGATGAGTAGAGGCTTAGTACAACCCTTATTTCCAATCCCTCCGCAGGATTATGACCAGCTTTATCAAGCAGAGGTAATGCGGGCTTTCTCTGTTTTTCTACAGCAGGTAAGTAACCCGGGACCTTGGCAGGCGTCTGATTTAACACTGCCAAACTTACAAACAGACAACTATAACCTTCCTTTAGGGGGAGTATTTCAGTATGGCGACGAATTACGGATTACTGTGGCAAATATGCCTTACTTAAGAGGGTCTCAAGCAACAGGGTCCGCGGGTCAAGTGACGGTAACAATATCATGACAGAAAACAACTTTTGCGTTACGTGTAGCAACGACGCAGTTTTGCCCGCGGAACACATTACTTTTGAGGGTGAAACTTGTCCTCAATGCGGTTCTTCGTGGACGGGAGACGATAAGCAAAGTACAATTGTACAGGTTACCATGCCTGACAGTATCACTGGTGGAGTGGGATAATGGCTAAGTCAGCACAAAAAGTTTTGGAAATTGAAATCATCGAGGATGATGTAGAAGAAGAGACTTTGGAAGAGGAACTGGAGGAAGCTTCTGACGAGGATTCTGACGAGGTTTCTGAAGAAGAACTTGAAGTCCCAGAAGGCGGTATTGCCGACCTTGTTATGGACGACGATGAAATTGAAGAAATCTACGGCGAAAAAGCGTCTGATTTTGGTGATGTTGGCATAGCACAATTTCCGGCTTTAGCTGAAAGAATGGCTAAGTATGGCCGTAACGAAGATAAATTCCTTGCTCACGTTGCCGCTGGTGAGCTTGTTATTCCTTTTCAGTTCCTTAAAGACGAAGCGATAAAGAAAAGAATCTTTGACGTTTTAGAAGAAGCCGGGGTAGAAAACCCTGAAGCTTACGTCGTAGGTTCTGACGAAAACGATCTTAACCCCACTACGGGCCTTCCTGAATTCTTCCTTAAGAAGCTGTTCAAGGGTATTGCTAAGGTTTTTAAGAAGATTGTTAAGGTAATCAAGAAGGTTCTACCTGTCGTCTTACCCATTGTTTTATCCTTCACGCCCCTCGGACCTATCTATGGTGCGGCAATGGGTTCCGGTATAGGAACGCTACTTGCGGGCGGGGACTTAAAGGATGCGCTTAAGGCTGGCCTTATCTCTGGTGCCACTGGCGCTCTTTTCAAAGGCTTCACAGGCGATAAATCTTTCTTTGGGAATGTTAAAGAAGGCCTTTCTGGAGCTGGAGAACGGTTTGGTGCCACTTTTGATGCCGTAACTGATGGCGTTGGTGGAAAGCCCTTTTTCGACCCTAAATTTGTCCCACCATCCGCGTTGGAGCAGGGGGCTGACCTATCGGGCGGAGCGGAGAAACTTATTGAAACGACTGTCGAGGGGAGTGGGAAGAATGTTTCAGATGCTGTTTTAGCTCAGGATAAGGCATCACTAGTAACAGATGGTACTCAGTTTTTTGATGATGTCGCTTTTCAGGACGCAAATGCAGCCGCTCTTACGCAAGATGCCGCTATTCTCGAAAATGTTGGTTCAGGTGTAGGTGAGGCGGTAAATGTAGTAGCCCCCACTTTGACTCCGGATTTGTCCGCAGTCCTTGAGGGCTTAAGCCCCGCGCAGCAAGCGGCCTTTGAAACACTTAGCCCCGCCGCGCAGACCACCTACTTACAGCAGCTAAAGGTAAACACTGTATTACCGGGCGAAGCTTTGGTAAACGGTCAAAGTGCTAGAGGTACTCAAGTAAGCGTAGACCCCGCCCTAGCCGATGACAGAAGTATATTTAAAAAGGGTGTAGACCGTGTCTTTGGTCGGGGAGACCGAAGTAAGGAGATGATAGCTTACGATCAGCAGCAAGCGGCTCAATCCGCCAAAAAGACGCTTGAATTGGCGGGGAAACCCACCAATGATTACGCTGCAAAGCTTGCCATAGATTCCGCAGTGAAAGCTGCTACGCCCGGAATTATTACAAAATATGTTCCAGCGTTAGCTGTTGGCTCTCTTGCCGCCTCCGCTGGCGGATTCTTTGATGTCCCAGAACAAGAAGAAGTAGGGCTCGTAGAACGAGATAGCCAAGGTAACGTTATTACAGGTCAGGACTTGATTGAGGCAGATCCCGGAAGGTATATGGTCAAAAACCTTGGTTCTCGCGTACTTAACGAAGAGACGGGCGAGTATGAAGACGCTGATGAAAGTGGGTATTATGACACCATAGGTTCGTCAGAAAGGAGATTTACCGTAGATGACCGAGAGCCTTCCGTATTTGATCGTCCGAGAGTGATGGCGGCGGCAGATGGCGGCATTGTCTATCCAAGACGAAGTGGTGGGATCATGCCTAACGAAGGCGTGGCAGGAAAAGATAGCGTTCGAGCCATGTTAATGCCCGGAGAGTTTGTGATGA